GAGTAGTTGTCGAAGCACCACCACCGCCACCACCGCCAATAGCTACTATAGAGACAGACGTAACGTTTGAAGGAACATTCCAAAGAATAGTACCAGTGGTATTAGCAAATATTGCAGACCCTGCAAGAACTGGAGGAATGTTTCTATTTGAGTAATTTTCTCTTACGCCCCAAACGCCACTTTTAGTAGCAGTCCAAGTATGAGGACCACCTCCGATTACACCTCCGTTGAACCTCCAACCTTGAGGCATTGAACCCTCCTAAGAAATGGTTTCATAACTTACAAAATAATTTAAAGAAGTAGCGGAAGCTGCACAAACTACGCTTATACGTCTGTCCTCAAGTAAATAAAAACTTATATCTTTAGAAATAAGAACAAGGTTAGACTTGGCAGGAACTGTTATATTTATACAAATATCTGTGGGAGATCCCCCACTTGCGGTTTGTATCTGTGCTGTGACATCAGCAGCACTCGCTCCTGTTTTGTTTATAATTATTAAAGTATTTACTTTTATTATTGTGTTTGAACTGGCTGCGTTTGTTACGACTGGAGCTAAACTACTAGTTACACTCCCATAAGCTGTACCTCCTAAAATAGATGTAGCTGCTGCTATATTTGGATTAGACATTTAGACCTCCCATTCTACGTCTGCCGTAGTAATTGTACAACCATTCCAAGAGATAAGTTCAGAAAGACATTTTACTGCTTTAGAAGGATTAAAATCTGTTCCATCATGTATCATGGCTGTTGCCTCTTCGGAAGAATACCCACTTGAAGTTAGTTCGCTCATAGCTGTATTTTTCAAAGCATCATTATCAGTTATAGTTATTTTATAGCAACATAAAAGTTTATACGAATATTCTGCTTCTGCCATTGTTATATTCCATATATTAAAGATATAGCTGTTTGATATGCAAAATTTCTTGAGGAAACAGTAACAAACACAGTAGAAGTACCCGCTAGTGTAATAGCAGATGGTGAGGTGATATCTGCCGTGCCACTAACTAATGTTTCTTCTGGAGTTCGTGATAAAGTAGTTCCCGAAGCAGTAAACACTCCAGTTCCTATTTCAAAGTTATTGCCATTTTCAATTACATATCTAACTGTTTGACCGTCAGAAATACCAGCTTCAGCAAAGTCATAAAATCCATCTTCTGGTGAACCTAATGTTATGGTTCCAGTTCCTGTTGTTGAGGTAGAAACTTTGACTCTGTTAGCTAATTTAGACATCAAGCAATTCGGATTATAGCATTACTCGCATCAGGGGTTGGAAAAACAATTTGAAAGTCTCCAGAACTTGATGACTTATCGGCACCAAAATCTAATACTAATACAGCATCTGTAGTACCTGATCCACCCGCTGATTGTGTATTGTAAATAATACATCCTCTTGCAGTAATTGTAGATGATCCATACGTTTTGTTCGCAAAATCTGTAAATGCAGTTGTTCCAGAAATTGTAGGAGTAACGTTTGTTAACGCTCCACCACCAGTAGTATAATCTCCAGACGCACCTACTTGATTGTTGTTTGAGTAATCCGTAACAGACGCATTCATTACACTACCACTTCCACCAAAAGATCCTTGCGTAGGCTCTGCACTATTGGTAAAAAGAGCAAGTTTAAACGTATCTTGACCGTTTGTAAAATCGTGTTTGCCCTGAAGAAGCTCTTGCTTAAAGGACGTACACATAAAGTTTCCACTAAATGACATTATAATCTCCTTATCAGTTCTGCCAAATCTGGATGCCCTGCATCCTTAATTGCATTATATACAGTAGTTCGATCACTTTTAATAGCCTCTCTCATATAAAACGCAATTACTTTCTCCATGTCCTTTGAATAAGCGACCGCTTGATCTCTTAATACAGGATCAACGTTATTGGATATTGATATAATTTTTTTAACACAGTCTTCCGCAACTTCTTCTGGCGTAAATCCTCTATTGTTTGTTGTCTTAACTCCAACCACGGGAGTATCTTTTGGTAAATCCATAGTTAAATTAAACATTATTGTTTAGCCCTTATAACCTTTCCTGCTCTATATTCATCAGTCGTATCCTTTGCCTCTCCAAGCATCTTAACTCCAACTAGAGCTTCTTGAAACTTTTGATTATACAAAGCCATCATATCTTGTTCACCTTTCATAAAAGTATAGGCTTCGATTAAAGACCCATAAAGCAATGCTATCTCTGCGTTAATACTTAACCAGGTAGTTGCACTATCTGCACCAGCGGTTAGACTAGCGGGTCTATAAAAATAATGTAGCTCTCCAGTAAAAGTAGTATTTGGAGTGGGAGCTAGTATAAAATTGTTAACATCAAAAATAGCATAGTATCTAGGTGAACCTGTAGTTGATGCGTCAGGAGTATATGTTTGAAGAAAACTTACATCTTTAAAATCTAAAAAAAATTTATCGTTATCGGCTCCTGCAAGACTTAAAGAAAAAGGAGCTAAAAAATCTGAAGGACATGCGAAATACTTATTACTACCTGTTGTACTAGCCGTAGCATTCTTTCTAAATAAACTAAGTTGAGCACTTTTTAAAATACGTTCTTCTGATAATCGTATAAACAAAGGAAGATTAGTTACGAAAGATGTTTCCGTATTTTCAGTGTAGTCTTGAATAGCTTGTTTTAATTGTGCATATGTAAAACTCATATTTATTCCTAACGAATTTGACAGTAAATGTCTATCACGATGTTACTACAGTCACAGAACCAACAGCACTAGTACTTGTAACACCTGTTACAATAACTTCGCACGATGCTACTACAGTTACAGAACCAGCAGCACTAGTACTTGTAAGACCTGTTACAATAGCTTCAGTAGGTCCTATTACTATGTTTATAGATCCTAGAATTGTTCGCCCTACAGTTCCCGGAACTCTAACGTTCCCAGCATTATTCTCTAGTTTTTCTACAGCAACAACCGATCCCCCTCCTCTTGAGTTTGCTATAGTGGATTTTATAAAGTATGTTTTGTAATAATCAAAATTACTAAACATATATGGGTTCATAACATTTTCTATATAAGTATTATAAGCATCATCAGTTTGAGTTTGTTGTAATTGCCATTTTAAATATATAAGGGCATCCCTATTAGTAAACCCTCTCGAACCTGATCCATCATTATTAATATCAGCTAATACCCTACCGTTTACCACTACTCCAAACAACGCGTATGCAGGTTCAATCCCTAAAGAACCAGCAAGTATACCATACGCTACGTCTGGATTTTCAGCATTTGCCTGATTAGAAACTCCATCAACATAAGGATTTACAGATTCAATTTTAATAGTATATTCGTCTGTCGTTGTAACAGTAATCTGATAACCTTCGTTTTTATTTAAAATTTCCTGAGTAAAGTTTTGAAAAGTCTGAGCCTTGCTAAATCTAACTCGATCTCCAGTAGTTCTTCCATGTCCGGGTTCAACAACTGTTAAAACATTAGAATCAACTGACCCTACCAAGAAAGGATTCATCTGAAGTAAAACTTTGCTTTTAGTTTCTACTTGTTCTGGTCTTGGATTTCTTAACGCTTGTGGATCTGGATACGCTTTTGGAGGAAACAGTTGAGGTTGTTTAGGTTCATATTCGTCTGGACCAACTAAAGCACCAGTCCATTCTTTCCTCATATCTTTTAATCGGTAACGTCTTCCCGATCTGTCTGATATTCCCCACGCTTTTGATCCGCTTGCATAAGCCATTATACTCTCAAGTAATCTAAACTAGGTTGTAGCTTCAGAGGAGTTCTTCCCTCGTCTTCATCACCTGCCCTTTGAAATTCTTCTTCATAAACAGCCTTCAACATTTGAAGTCTTTCGGGTGCTCTCTTCATTGCAATATAATATGCCAAGCCTGCCACCATACAGGGAAAGAACCTAAAAGGCATATCTGTCGTATTAACCAATGTATCTGCATCTTGCATTCGCTCAACATAATAGTAAATAACTGAGTCAGTTGAGTTTTCTGGTGTTGCCCACAAATTAATTATAGGAGCAATCTGTCTATCAAAATAATACTGACTAGGTCTTCCTTGCGTTGTTTTATCTGGAATAGTAGAATACTCTCCCCGACTTATTCTTGTAAGCTCATAGTCAGTCGTTCCCCTTCTCAAGGTAACCTCTAATACATCAACTACGGTATCCGCTGTTAAAGTATATGCAGATGTTCCTTGCGTTAATGATTGCGTTGCTTGCTTCACAGTCCAAAGATTAAGACCTCTGTTAGCCCATTCAGCAAACATCAAGTTCAGAGATCTCCTAGCAGTACGGGCATCATACCCAGTACGAACTTCTAATCCGCACCTTTCGTATGCTTCCTCGATGACTTCAGCAACATCGAGGTTGAAATCTCTTGAACCAGAAGTAGCCATTAGAATATTCCTTTAAACATCTTTCCCGATACTTGAGCAGGTGGAGTTCCTTTAATCTCTCCTCCGTGCATATAGTTTTTCTTAACCATACCACCTTTTTTCATATATCCCATTTTATTTCGTACTCCAGTAGGAAGTTTGGCTAATCCAGGATTAGACATTTTATCTACAGGTTGTAAAACTGAACCTCCTCCTTTCATTCCCATAACTTTTTTCTTTGCTTTAGCAGCATCCTTCATACCTTGTTTAGTATAAGGAAATTTTTTACCCGCAACATTTGGCATCTCTATCTACTCCTTTTAGATTTCTTAGAGGGTCTTCCTCTTTTCTTTTTTGAAACATTTTTATCAACATGAAAATGTCTAGGAGTGTTTACCACTTCTCCAGTAACAATTTCAACTTCTACATTCTTTTTGTTTTTTACAAAAGGAATCCAACTAAAACATTTTTTTATAAAACGTATTAACATTTCCACCTTCTTCGAGCTTGTCTTATCCTACTATTAGGATCGTTTCTAGTCTTCGCAGAACTTCTCTTAAGTTGTCCAAGAGATCGTGCACAGTATGACTTTCTTCTCTTTGCATCCTTGCTTCCCTTCTTAGGACTTCCAGTTACGGCCGTTTGAAGTTTAGAACCCGGGTTTTTTCTCCGATACGCAGCAACACCTTTCTTGGTCATGCCTGCACCCTTTTTAGTGGGTCTATAGTTGGCACTTTTCCCTTTAGTCGTTCTGCGTATCGGTTTACCTTTTTTGTCAGCCATTAGCCAAAGAAACCAGTAATAGAATCAATGTTCGTTAGCGTTACATGACATTCATCAGTAAAAATCATTCCATGATCAGGAATATTTATTTGAACGTCTTGTGAAGCAGTAAACACCATACTCAATAAGGTAGCTCCTCCAGAACCATTTTTAAAAACCACGGCAGGAGAACCAGATGCACACTTAGCAGCAAACCCTTTTAATCGGGTTCTACCAGCTTGAAGTGTTCCTGTTGACGTAGCTGTCTTAGCAAATATTGAAGCAGCCATTTAACACCTCCTATTATGGTTGAATAGCCGTATTAAACGCTTGAGCATACATTACTGTTATTACAACGGATCCTGCGTTAGTACCAGCACTTGCAGTAGCTGTAAGTTTTAAGTCAGCCACTCCAGTGTTTTTCCATGTAAGAGTACCACCACCCGATACACCAAGAGGTTTAATTCCTACCGTAGTTCCAGAAGCAAGAGTATTAACGATTGTTGCGGCACCGCCTACGGTATCACCAACACTAATGTTTGTTGTCGTGTTTGCAGCTACTTCTAAATCAATAATCACATCTACAATTTTAGAATTTGCAGGAATTACTATGTTTGTGGCTTCCGCTGCAACAGCACCGCCAGAAAGATCCATCACATGTTGTTGAGTCATTACGACATAACCAACGTTTGCTATGTTCGTTCCAACCGTTGTTCCAGTTGTGTTTCTTATATTACCAGCTCTAATTGGGCCAGAAAAAGTTGTCGTTCCCATTTTTAAATCTCCTCTGTCGTTTAAGTCAATTACACTATGTAATTGTCAGGGATACTTTACGTTACACTATTTAGTTATAAAAAGAAAGGGGAGTCTTGTAGGACCCCCCTTAAAAGATTTAGATCACGATAATGTGACTTACGCTCCTGGAGAACCGTAAATACATCTTGGATCACTAAAACCAAAGCTATATCTTTCTCTAGCCTTGTATCTCATGTTTCCAGTATCAAAATCTGCTTCCATGTTTGTTGATAGTCCTAGACGTTCAAAATGAATTAATCCTCTAGGAGCGTCTGTAAGAACAAAGAACGCATCTGAGTCTGTTAAGAAGTCATTAACAGCATAGCCGTTAGGTAACATTCCCATAGACTTAAGTGCGTTAGTGTCATTGTCGGCTGTTCCTACTCTAAGATTTGAAACCATTAACCTTTCAGCTACGAACTGTAACTGTCTTGGTATGATAAGTTTCATACCTCGTAAGGCAACTTTCAAACCACGCTCATCAACATATCCTGCGATATTAATTAAAGCATCTTCAAGAGATGTTTCATTCAAATCTGCAGCAGTTCCCGGTTCATTGGCAAACGTACCACCGTTTGTTAACGGATGAGAAGCATCACATAATGCAACACCATCACCACCTGCATTAGCTCCTGCTAAGAACGCATTGTTCAAAATAGCAGCGGCTTTAACCTGCTTGGTATGTGCCATTGAACGAGCTAACGCTCGAGTATACCTTGACCCAAGTCGGTCATATAGGTTGTCCTCTATAGCTTCTTCAGTAATTGAAAACGCTAATGCGATAGTCTCATGGTTGTAACGTGCTGTGTATGCTTCGTTAGCATCGTCAAAGTTTACAGCAGAACCCTCTGATTTAGTTGGGGCTGCTCCAAATCCTGACAACATAACTTCTTCTTCAAACGCTCTGTCTGAAGATTCAGTTGTGAAGATCTCAGCATGTTGGTTTTCGTACCGATCATACTCCATTCCAAATAAAGCGTTAAGACCGGGTTCTAGCTCTTTCGCTAGTTGTGCTCTTGATATAGCCATTCCTCAGTCTCCTTATACGCCTGTCGTTGAAACAGTACCACCAGCAATCGCACCATTGGCACTATTGAAGGAGTTGTTTAAACGAACAATTACGGGAATACCAGCTGCAGTAAAATCAGAACTTGATGGATCATTTTGAATACCCATAATTCTTAAGTTTAAGTTTGCAGTTGTGTTAATAGTTCCTACCGCTAGTTTTGCACTAGAAATTCCAGTTGCTGTAGAACCAGATTGTGCCGTAGCAAAATTAGCATTAGCAAACACATGACCCCTAGCAGTAGCCTTACTTGTAAGCGTACCATCAGAAGCAATTATAAATGATTGCATAGGATTATCATAAACATGAGCTACTACATCAAAGTTTTGATCTGCACCAGATCCTGGCCAGTAGTTTGAAAAAACTTTTTCACCCGTGGTTGACGAAACATATTCACAGCCCCAAAAAACACCAACGAGTCCTACAGTACCACCCGCTGCCGCACCAACTCTATCAATAAAACCAGTTGATAAAGGGATAACAGGGGAGCCTTGAAAGATTGCGTTACTGTTGTTGTAAGCTATGAGATACTCAGTCATACCAGTAGTGTTTGCAGCCTGACCGACTACACCAATCGGACGTAGTCCGAAAGCACCGTTAGCATTTGCCATTGTATTGGCCTCCTAAGTTATTCGGAGTCTCCTTTTGAGCCTCCAAAGGTTACACGACTTTGCCTACTGTTAGTAATAGGCATCGAAGGATGTTGTTCCTTCATTAAGTCCTGATCCACAGCTGTCATTTGCTCTCGGGTTCGGCCCCCGTAATACTCGTTTCTTTCGTTTACTGTTTCTTCAGGCATTCGACAAAGCATTAAACCACCTTGTCCTATTACGCCTTGATACTTACCATCGTCAATAACAGGTGCTTCATAACTTGGATATTCGTCTGCACGGACAGGTTCCCATCCTTCACGTAGTTTAGAATGGACATTCATTTTGTCCTCTTCTCCACGCATTGCCACTCTTATCCAACGATGCACAAAACCTGTAGGAGGCTCTGGTGCATCAAGCATCTGTGGTGGTGCCCAAGGCTTTCTGCGAGTACTTGCGTCTCGGGTTTCTTTCGTTCTTGCGGTCCTATTATCAGCCATATTTTACTCCTTCACATGCTTGGCGTATTCTTCTAGAGGTACGCCCAGCTTCTTTGCGATAGCTACTTGCGAGTGAGATAGCTTGACCGTCCTACGCTTCTGTGAGTTACGGGATGCGGAGTTACCAGCAGAAGCGACCTGGGATCCTCCCGATTTCTTAGGCGTTTGCGGTTGGAACTTGTGAGGAAACTCCTCTCGTATTCGCCTATCTATTTCACTATAGTACTCTTCTGTTGTCGGGTCAAACCCTTCTTCATTAGTTAACATATTATGTAAAGTGAAAGTAGCTGTTGTCATGATTTGATCTTTACCAAACCAATCGTTATTAGATGCCCATTCCTTGGCTCTTGGATCTGGTTGTTGTGCCTTTGGAGCTTGGTTTTGTTGAGCTTGTTGAGGTTGTTGTTGCTGATTAGCTACAGCTTCCTGTGCTTTAGTTTGTTGTTCAACTCTAAGTTTTGCAGTGTTGTAATTTTGCTGCTCTACTGCAATCGCTGCCATCGCTTGTTGAGCTTCTGCCATTTTGTTAGGATCACCAGCTTCATATGCTTCGGTATACATTCGCTTTGCTTGTTCTGACTGAGCCTGCAACCGTCCACCGTATTCAGAAACGTAACCAGTATCTAAAGATTTAACTCTAGATTGAAGTTTCTTATTTTCTTCAAGAAGTCTTTTAGAAAGAGCTACAGCCTCTTCTTTATCCCTTTCTTCTGCACGATACTTATCATTAAGTTTTTTAATTCTTTTTTGAACGCCCTTAGTATAAGAGTCTAATTCTTCTTCACTAACTTCTTCTTTTGTTTCTTTTTTTGAAACTTCTTTTTCTACCGCTTCTATAGCTTGCTTCTCTGGTTCTTGCTTCTCTGGTTCCTGTTCAACAATTATTTCTTGTTCTTCACTAACTTCTTCTTTTACTTCTTCTGACATTTTATACTCCTTAAATATGTCTTATGTCATCGGGATCTAAAACGGTAGCGATAACTTCATCATCGTTAATGATGCGAACTTCACCACCATCTATTTTAAATCTCGAACCAGAATATCGTCCAATACAAACCCATGATTTTTCTTTGCACCAAGGAGTGTTGCCAAATCGTTCTTTATCTTTGTAGGCTAATGGACCTAACTTTAGAACGTAAGCAACAACTGTAGCCACAGACTCTCTTTCTCTAATCTCATCTGGAACGATAATTCCTCCAGAAGTTTGTGCTTTTCCTTGATAAGGCATAACGAGAACTCTCCAACCAGTTGGTTGAGGTAGTCGGTTAAGTAAACTTTCTTTGAGGAGAGAGGGATCTAAAACTCTGTTTTCGGGTGTAACCCAAGGACTATTTTCAGTTTGTAAGGTTTTTTCTTTTTGTATCTTTTCCTTAACATGTTCAGGAACGTAAAGTGTCTTCGTCATAATTTTCATTATTCTCCAACATGGTCCTAATTTCCTCACGGGCAAGAGAAAGACCACGAATTTCTCCTACTGTCATTTTATACTCTTCCCAAGATTTTACACCTCCAGCGGAAAGAGCAGAAGAAAGATTATCTTCCCTCTCTTTTAACTTCTTATACAAATATTTCGAGAAGTCAACAACGTCCATGTATTTATCTTTCAATCATTTTTAAAGCAGCGTTTTTTGTTTCTTTATTACGTCTAGTCCAGCCTTGACCAAAAGTACCAAACGTAGATAAGGACTCATAA